CGTACAATGCGTTGAAATACTCATCATCACCCACCTGAACGGTGGGTATAGGACGAACCGCGCCCAGCGACGGTGTGGAGTTTACCGAGTCATTGTCCAACATTGTTCCTTTGTAGCATACCGCATGGCGAAAGGTTGAATCCGCCTGCCCAGGGGCCGTGAAAGTGTAGGCGCCATACTCGCAAGAGCTGAAAAAGCGCTCGGCAGGATGCACCTGTGAAAGGTCACTGGACACCCAGCTCCAAGGCTTCAAGTCATACCTCTGCAATCTGGCCCCCAAAATTGTCCCCTGTTTTACCTGCACCCGAGAGACATTCGTCAGGAGCAGTGAGCTTGCATTAAGGCGGCAATCGTCATATGGCGCCACGGAGACGTCTGACTCCAACGGTCGGAAGGCCGGCATGAGGATCCGCACCCCGGCATCCGAGTAGAAGACAAGGCGGGCCACTGAGCCGGCAGTGACCGTGTGGACATGGACCACCTCGAAGAAGGAACCCCCGAAGGGGACACTTACAGGGGTAGTGCCAGCCACCGTGATCTCATGCAAGTCAGTTTGCCCGCTGGGCGAGTGACGCTTCAGGGTCAGGGTGAGTGTAGTGGTTGGCGATGTGAGTCGCACCAACAAACAGGGGGCCACCGTTGTCGGTGTCACCTGATGAAATGGAGCGTACATCAAACGGGCCTCCTCATTGTCCACTATCCCGAGCGGTGAATTGCCCGCTGTGGAGTAGATTTTCTGATAAGCTCGCTCGATATTGGGGGCCGCTGGTTCAATGACCCCAGTGACATACCCCAAAGTCGGTGCTACTGTCGAACTCGAGCTTTCAGTCTTCACATCATACCACAGGGGGCTCCCGGCATCACGCGTGAGGACGTAGCGCCGGAAGTGTGCACCATAGCTAGAACTGTCGGTGGTGGAGTTGTACTCCAATGAGACCGTTGACGTCCTGGCCAAGTTTGGGTATGTTGGGAAACGCACCGGGGCGTTCTCGTGAGGGAGAGCGATGACCCGAGCAAGTTCGCTCAGACTCGACATCCTCTTACGGTTGACGCCCGTCAGCTGAATCCGTCTCTGTTTCTGCATCTCAGTGGCTACGTAAGCAAAGAAAAGGCGAGTTGCCTGAGGTGAAAGGGGCTTTGGCCCCGGGGTCGGGCGGACTTAACCGTCTCTTTTTAAATCACCAAGCCCTTGGGTTGCCTTCTCACAGATCGTCCTGCGTCACGCAGGCGTTGAGGAAGGGGAAATCTACAAGGCACGGCACCCTCTGTATCTGAGACACGAGGGAGAGATCGTGCAGGATTGCCTGGGCACTGACGTGATAGCGGCGGGCCAAATATGCGAGGGTCTCCGAACCCCAAGCAGGCGTCGGCTCCGCCCTGCAGGTCCAGGGCTTGTTTTCGTCGGGACGCTGTTCCGTGATCGGGCCCTTGGTGAGCAATAGAACGCGGTCAGCAATCTCCGCCAAAACCGGGACATGTCGGTTCAGCGCGAGCTGCTTTGCCACGCCCCGGACCCAGGCCACGGGGTGTCCGACGGGCTCGGCCTGCCAGAAGGCCTTGTACAGGCGGCGGCCCAGGGTAGGACCCCAGATCCACCTGCCCGAGACAAGGTACGGCATCTGGCCGAGGTAAGTCACCTCCGAGATATGCATAGCCGTCTCCTCCTTGACCACGAGGCCGAAGCGCTTCAAGTGGCGGACAGGCTG